TCCGAGTCTGAGAAAGTAGATCTCTTGGCCATCATAAAGGCGTCCTTAGATATGCTTTTCTTCATGTCAGCGGCAAACTCCATGACGGCGCTATTGGATTCTAATGTATTGCGGATCATGCGTTTTGGTGAGTTTTCATACAGCATATCAGGAGACACCAGATCAATACCACGCTTCCTTAAAGCTTCGAAGGAACTCCTACTCGTAGCGATTGCGCTAGCGTCCAACGACGCGGAGAGGTCACTAATGCCTTTTGAGAATGGGCGCATCAGATCCTTGGTTGGTATGGTCTGAGGATGCGTCATACTCGAAACCCTAAACTGGGTGCGTTTCTCCGCGTTGATAATTAGACCGGCGATTACTTGTGCGTAATCCTTACCCATGGGTGCGGTAAATGATGGCGTCCGAGCGAGGATAAACTCTTTCAATGTATCATTCTGATGCATAATAATACTCAAAGCGGGGTCAGCAGGGAAAGGGAATGGGACTGGGGCACGCCCTAGCCCCCCCATTGATGTAGGCGAAAAGAACATTGAAACCGGGGGATAGTAGTAATGAACGTAATCTGGAGGTGAGTTAGGTATACGAACTTTATATGAACAGCGGACTAGGAACAACAAGAGCTGGAATCGATAAACATAATCGGGGTCGAACCCGCGAGAGACTATAAGGTCAGACTTCTGAAGCTGGCCCTGCATGAACGAAGCAGGGGTGCTAGGCATACCCAAGTTCTCAGCTCCAAAGAGTTGGGCGTAGTTATTAGGGCTATAGCGACCAGCCTTAACCCTTACCTTCAGGAAGTCATACGTATCGAAAGACATAACGCCTTTGGCGGGGTTAGTTTCCAGGCCACATTCATTCACAGTCTGGGTAGTAACCGTGGCGACAGCCTGGGCCGTAGGCATACCATCAATCATATCTCTTAACTTCTCCATCCTTTCGCCGGTAACGTCATTAATCACTGCGCCATCGCTGCTTAAGTCGAGAAGAGCGATAACGTCATCACCCTGAATATAAAGGCTCCTGTAAGCAGCTAAACCTAAGTTAGATACGCTATTCATAACGGCATTACATACGGATGCGTTCATAGCGTTATTCATCAACATAGTTGCGTACTCACCAGACCTAACTCCAGTTAGATACACCAGGTCGCCGTTAGGCTTCTTGAAGGGAGCGGCCCGCAGCGGGGCCAGTATATCCAATAGGACATCGATTGAGGAAAACGGACCTACGCTCGCGCCCTCGCCAAATCGCTTAACAAAAGCATCCCTAATACCGTCTCGATATGGTATGCGCATGTTGTTGAGCACTTCAGTCTGGTCATAGCTAGAATAATCAGTTGCTACAAACATGCGAGGTTTGGAGTAACTAGTCAACGGGGCGCTACCCGTAACTATGAACGCCTCTGCATGATCCACCAGTACATTACCAGTCTCATCGCCAACTTTAAATACATTACAGTCCATCTTCAAACCTGAGGAATCCACTTTGTAAGGGAAACCGCTAAAAGCGTAGCTGTCCGTTTTATCCTTACGCATCATATAACGATAGAAAGGAGCATACAAAAATAACTCAAGTATAAAGAGATGGAGCTGCTGCATTTCGATTGGACGTGACGCCTTAGCGACTACGCGGCGCTCAGCCATTCTGCCTGGATTATCCTCACTGTAGAACGGGAATCTGGCCTCGGCTTCTGCTGCGCTCAAAACCTTAACGGATCCATCCGGGGCTGCGGCTCCATAGCTTCCGTCAGGACGAAAGGTGTCTGGACTCAGAGGGAATATAACGGCTTTGGATGTGGTCTTAATCTTAATGTCGTGGTTGTCCAGTTTACCTTCCATTACTATGCTACCAATACCACCTGAGTTTGCAGTCAGCATACGTGGAATGGTCCTGACGAAGTCAGGCCATGATACGATGCGTGACCTGGAAAATGGATCGGTGAGTATAGTAAAAGTCGACTCCATGGACCTGCGTAGGCATTCAACGTTTGGCATAATGTACTCGCCGGACTTATTCTTGGCATAAGTGTCGGGTAGCCCAATATCTTTATAGACGGGAGACTCTTTCTCATGCTCGTATACCTCCTCGAACGTGACATTGTTATCAGTTCCTACATAGCCG